ATACACTTGTGTCCACCTGAGTTTGCTTGAATCAAGTCCCAAGCGTTAATACCTATCTTATCCAACATTTGCATTTCTTCTTCAGATAATTGGTCATATGGTTTTTCCATCATATCCTTAATCTTATCAAGAATTTTTTCACCACCATCCATCATCATTATCTTACCACCATAAAGTGCGTCAAAGTCTTTGAATGTAAAACCTACTGATTCAGGTCCAACTGATGACTCACTCACATATTTTATAGTTGATAATGGGATTGTTCTGTCTTTAAGTTGTCCTTCCCATTTGGCTAGAACCTCCTGTGCAATCTCACCGAGATTTACACCTTTGAGTTCTCTATCTTTTTTGAATGGATTACAAGATGCCTGTACCAACCCCAAAGGCCACATAATAATTAAGAAATCAGCATCAGGGTTATTTCTAAAAGGAGTATAACGGTCATATGACCCAGTACCTTTTAAACTACCCATACCATACTGAACGATGATATTACCAATGTTTCTTACATTTGGGTGACCTTTCATTGAGTCCATATAGGTCTCAGCATTTCTTTGAAGGTCCTCAGGGTTTTCTCTTGTATTAGACCCCATCCAAGATTTTATGTTGTTCAAAATTGACATCAATGATGGTTCCGAGTCATTTACTAAGTATTCTAGGAAACCTTTCTTGTTTTTGAACGCCAACAATAATTTGTTTGTAACAAATCCTAATAACATTTTGTTACTAGCTAAGTCTTTTTCTTTGTTAAGTCTGAATAAATAATTGATTACGTCCTTGGTAGTTAAACCATATTTGGCAAAGTCTGCTGAGTCCACAGTTGATATTAATCTAATGTCATCAGCAGGGAATAATTCTTTTGGTGAGATAATTTGTGATATGGTTTCAACGTTTGACCTTGCTTGTCTAAAAGACTTTGAAGCGTCTTTCTCAGCACCGACTTGTTTGTCGTGGTGGTCAGTGTGAATAACAAACATTGGTTTACCGTGAGCAAAATCAACTAAGACTGGCATTACATCACCAGATGCATCAGGTTTTTTAACTGAGAATTCTTTATCTCCATACTGTATAACCTCACTATCAACAACTTTAATACCATTATCTTCAAGGTATTTTTTCATTGCAATTGCAGTTGTTACACCATCCAAATCTTGGTGGAAATATATTTTAGCCTTTGGGTATCTTTGTGCCAAAGCCTTAATGTCTCTTAAACCTGATTCCTTAATTATTTTTTTCATACACACTAATTACATTGATGGTAACATACTCATAAGAACCACATCGTTAGCTCTTAACCCATTTTTAGCCTTTAAATTACACAAATGATTGAATTTATACATATGGTTCGCTTGCATCGTCATATCTTCTAATTTACTCAAACTATCACCAGGTTTGATTTTATACAACATTATGTTTTGCACACCTTCGTTTTTAATATCTTTAACTAAATCTTCTTTAGTGAAACAATATTTTGCACCGGCTTCAGTTGGTTTAGGACCTTTTTTAAGAATCTCTTCCGCTTTTTTAACGTAAAAAGATTCAGGTTGTGTCTGTTCACTAACAACCTTACGAATTAAATTAGTTAATTCTGACTCTGTTAATCTAATAACTTTTTTCATTAGTATTTAAGTGTTAATAGGTATTTTAATTTATTGATAGTCGCTAACATTTCATCTCTCAAGTTTAATAAGTCAGTATCAACTCTTGAATCAAGTTGGTCTGTAAGAGATAGTAAAAACTCACATATTCCATCAATAAAATGTTGTAATGACATAGATTCTAAATCTTGGAACATAATTGAGAATGATTCTGTAAATTCAGGTCTCCCGTATTTACCCATCATCGCCTCAACAAATTCATCAATGAAACCATCTAAAGTTTCATAAACATTTCCATATGCTTTATGTTTTGCGTCATAGGTTGTTTGCCAGTGCATAAACCTGAATTGTGTTTGTATTTGTACTAATTTTAATATTACTTCTTCTTTCATTTTAAGCCGTCATTGGTCCTTTTATTAATGTATTCATAAACATACCCATTATATCCATTTTTTGTGAACCTAAAGACATTTCGTTACCACCATCTTTAACTTCATCTGATACTTTTGGGAAATCCTCTTGTAAATATGTTTGTGCTTCAGGAGTTTTTTCATACTTCTCCATTTTGGCTAATAATTCGTCTTCCCCTCCAACTATTTTTTCAAGTTCATCTGGTCCAACAAAATTTGCAACACCTAAATAATCTAAGAACCCTAAATAGAATTTGGTTTTACCCATCAAAACTCTAATCTTCATATTACCTTTTCTCCATAGGTCCGAAACTCTTCCAGCACCTAATCCACCGCCATAAAAAAATCTTTGTAAAAAATTTGGTTTGTTTAAAATTGTGGGGTCCAAGAATTTTTCTCTCTTAACTAACGACTCAAGACCTTGAATTAGTTCTTGTTGTTGTTTAGCAGATTTAGTAGGTAATCTTTTCGCTAAAGAAGCCGCCTCAGTTCCAACACCTCTAAAAAGTCTTACCCATTCTTTGATGGTGTTTTTAAATCCTCTTGTGATGGCACCACCAGGTATACGGTCAATGAATTCATCAACTTTTGGCGCCCATTCTCTACCTTTTCTTGCGAAAGTACCAAGAGCACCTTCACTTTTAGCAATTTGATTTAGATATTTTTGCGCTTTCACAGTATCACCAGCATCAACTGCTTTAGATACCGCTCTCATTAATTGAGGTGTTTTACCCCCAACTTTCATCGCTCCCATAACAGATTTACCTAAAGCATCACCAATGTAAGGGACAACAGAAATTAACGATAAAAAGGCATAAAGGTTATCGCCTTGTCTGTAATAAGATATTGCGTTTATTAAATCAGCAATTCCTGTTGGGTCTACAATCCCAACCAAACTTAACACATCATTTTTCCAATTGTCCTCGTTAAGAGTTTTAGTATCAGAAGTTTTTTCCAATACCATAACACTCTTAATGATTTCAAGTTGGGATTCCGTTAATATTACTTGAGGCATAAATTCTTTTACAATAAATACCAAGAAGTTAAAAAGAAAACCCCCACTTTTTTAGTGAGGGTTCTGATTGTTGAAATCGATGACTTGTTGTCTTCGTTGTTCTACGAATAATCCGACTCTGTCTCGAGCCACTTTAGAATAGTTTGGACTCAGTTCAATACCAATCCATCTTCTGTCAAGTGTCTCAGCGGCGACCAAACTTGTACCTGAACCTGCGAATGGGTCAAGAACAATGTCATTCTTATACGTAAGAATTTTGATTGCCTTGGTTGGAATATCCATTGAGAACGTGGCTTTAGTTAGACTTCGTGTGTCAGCAAAGTATTTCCACTGTCCGAAAACCAAATCGATGAACTCACGTTTTTGTTGTTCCGTATACATCATCTTTGGTCTCATATTACCATCCTTACCTTCTACTTCTCCCATTTCGCCAGTCCATTCAGGTTGACCTTTTACTTTCTTAATGTGTTTGTTTTTGTATGCCAAAATAACACATTCTTTTGGGTTATAGATGTAAGGCGCTGAAGGACTCATCCAAGACCCCCAAGCCGTGGTACGACTTCTATGTGGTGATTCTTCTTCAAGGTCAACAACTCCGAAGAACTTGTAACCAATCTGTTTCATAATCTGCCACACTTCACTAACCATAAAGATTCTACCTCCTTTATCCTGACGGTTGATTTCGTATGGGATGTTAAGAGCAATCCTACCATCATCTTTCAATACACGGTATGCTTGTTCCATCCACGAATGTGTAAATTTTACATATTCCTCCCAAACCATATCATCTTCGTGAACATCATAATCGATACCAACACCATAAGGTGGTGATGTAACAATCAGGTCCACTGAACCTTCAGGCATCGAAGCCATCACTTCAATACAATCTCCATTAACTACTCTTCCAATTAATTCTTCCATATTATAATCCTAAAATTTCAAGGGTTTTATTCACTCTACTTTGTGGTGACAAGTTTCTTTCATAATACTCCCTTGCGTTTTTAGAAATATAACTTAAAAATTCGTGGTCATCAACAACCTCTTTGAATCTTTCCTCAATCATTTTTACGTGGTGAGGTCCTGATAGTCGGTCACTGGCAACTCCATTGTGTCTTGGCATATCATCAGGATATGGAACAGAAATGTAATGTACGTTTGGAATTAACTTTTCGTGCATTTCAACTTGGAACTCAAATCTAATCAATGGCATTCCAATCGCCATACATTCAATGTCTCTATAACAAAGTTCTCCCACTCCTGCCATAGACAACGACACTTGGTAATCTATCATATCATTGAAGTATGCTTCAGGGGTTGTTGGTGTTTCGGGACAATACAACAACTCATCCGAGAAATGTTTTAAAGCGGGTCTTTGTGAAACATTACCTCTGAAATACATTAAAGGTACTTTGTTTTGAACGTGTTTTCTTTTGTGATAAAACTGTTCCAAGTCAATCAAACCAGATGGGAAATAAATCCAAGGTGAGTATTTGTCATAGTTATTATCAACGTGGTGTTTAATCTTGTAATCAATGAACTGTGAAATCAAAACCTTCTTACATAAAGGATTGTGTTTCTCATTCATAGTTGCGTAACCCAAGTCATCAGAGACACTCATAATCCAAAACTCACCAGAGTCAGCATCTTCAATAACATATTCACACTCCAACAATAAGAATTCTTTGGCAAGACCTTTTTTTAATTTAATTTCTTGTCTGTCAAAGTGAGCATTCTCAAAATGCCTGTTCTCAATAACCTCATATCGTTCTGATAGTTCTTGGGTTAACTCATCCCAAAATAAATTGTAATTACGATAGTATCGAGTTTTGTCATTTGTTGGGTTATGGATTATCAGTCTACGATGAGGTTTATCACCATTTCCACTTTTATTCTGAACCTCACGGTTGAGATACCACAGAGCTTTATTCAAATCTTGAAGTTCCTTGTCAGTCCCTTTTTTACCTGCCCTTGAAATATATTTTACCGTGTTACCAAGGTTAAATCCTAAGTCCCAAGCTTCAATAACCTTTATTGCCTCATACGGATTATTCTTACCCCCATAATGTTGAGGGTGATTTACTTGTTCACTCATATATTAATCGTTATAAATTGAACCACTTTTATTTTTTTTCAGACTCTTCGAATTGATGTTGTTCCATAATATCTTTAAGTGGTGATTTTTGAGTATCAACTTTAGTATTCATATTATGAATAATCTTATCAAGAGTTAATGCAAAGTCCAGAGTTTCGGATATGATACCAACAATTTTATATGGGTCACCATTTGATGCCGGTCTACGGTCTTCAACATAACCCTTCCATTCTTTTGATGTAGACAATGGAACTCTGATTGATGCACCTCTGTCGGCAACCCCCCAACTAAACTTATCAATAGATTGGGTTTCGTGTTTACCTGTCAAACGAAGATTGTTATCAGAACCGTAATTGTTAATGTGTAACTGATGACGTGAATCAAAGGCGTTAAAGATGTTTTTGAAGTATTCATCACCACCTTCATTTCTCATCTTGTCATTTGAGAAGTTACAGTGTAATCCTGAACCATTCCAATCACCCATCACAGGTTTAGGATGGAACTCAATCTTAAAACCATAGTCCTCAGACATTTGTTGTAAAATGTATCTCGACATCCACAAATCATCACCGGCCTTTAATTTACCTTTGGAGAATACCTGGTACTCCCACTGACCCAATAAGACCTCG